TATTAATCTAGATGATATTAAAATAACAATGCCCGAAAGAAACAACATTATTCAAATAAACGATAGTATCTCTCTGATAATGAAAGACCCAGATTATGCTACAGTGAAAAAACTTGAGAAAAAGTCAGAAGATCAGGTGATGAATAGTATTCTTATTGAATGTATTGATCAGATTTTAGTAGATGACGATGTTATTCTTTTGAAGGATCACACGAAAAAAGAACAAGATGAGTTTATCAATTCATTCAGTTCTAAAGACATGAGAAATGTTGAAGAATATTTCAACTTGATGCCTAAATTATCCCACGACGTATCTTACACTAGAGAAGATGGAACAGAAGTAACGAAAACGCTCGAAGGGATGCAAAGTTTTTTTACTTAATGATGATCCATAATAATATCTCTAATTATTATAAGGTCATCTTTTCCTTAGTCCAACATCATAAATATTCTATAACCGAAATTGAAAATTTGATACCATTCGAACGTGACTTATATGTTGAAATGCTTATTGATCATATTGAAGAACAAAATGCAAAACAACAAGGATAACGTCAAGTGTCTGAAGAAGAAACTAACACCGTCACCATTGATGCAGCGGCTTTGCCTGGTGCTGATGCAAATGGTGATGGTCATGTCTCACAAGAAGAGATGGATATGTACCTTGAGTTCAAGCGTAAAGAGTTAGAAGACGCTGATGCTCGTAGAGATGCGATGAGGCAAATGACTTGGTTTGCTTTGTTTGGAATGCTTCTGTATCCGTTTAGTATCTTCTTCACTTCGTTATTTGGTGTAGACAAAGCAGCAGTGATTATTGGTAACATTGCACCAACATACTTTGTAGCAATCTCTGCACTTGTTGCTGCTTACTTTGGTGCTAATGCTTACAGTGATAAGAAGGGTAGTAAACCATCAGGTAAACCATCAACACCTGTTAAGAAATAGCTTACTCTAAACATCATTAGCGATAACGCTATTATACCATGTTTGGAGAAAAAGTCAATAGGAAAATAGAAGAAAATGGCTGAAGCAACATTAAATGACGTAATGAAGACGATGCGAGAAGAGGGTATGCAGACTCGTGATACGGGCGCTAACTCTCTTAGAGTTGCTATCGACTCTCTTAACATGACTGTCAACGCACTAGGTAATATTAATAACAGTTTAAAATTCTTTACCGAGACTTTTCTAGAAAATATGAAGCGTAGTCGTCGTGAAGCATTATTAGCCAATAATGCTAGACCAGAACTTCTTGCTTCGCTGGGAAAACAATCAGGTGAAGAAAAAGAGAAAGAAGTTGACGTTCCTAAAAAGAAAGGTGGTATTCTTGCTAGTCTTTTCGGTTCTCTAGGCGCTTTAAGTTTAAGCGGAATTGTAAAAAGTATAGGTGGTGGACTTCTTAGCTCATTTAAACTCTTATTCAGCCCAAAAGCACTACTTAAAATATTTGCTAAGTTTGCCTCTAAATTTGGACCTATTGCTATTGTTGCAGGTATTATTGCATCGATAAGCGGCGCTATTTCCTCATTTATGGAAAGCGATGCGGACACATTATTTGGTAGAATTTATGATGGTTTTCTTGGTTCAATAGGGCAAGTGATAGAGTTCTTTACTTTTGGTTTTATAAAAAAGGAACAAATAGAAGAACTTCTAAAACCACTTAGTGACTTCATGGATGATGTTGGAATTTTTGTATTGGAAATGATCGACCAGCCTGGAATAGCGATTGATACAGCTATTGCATCAATGAAAAAAGTTGGTATATGGTTCTCAGATGTGCTGGGTGATCTTTTTGAGAGTTTAGGTTTAGATGACTTAGCAAAAACTCTTTTTGGAACAAAAGTTTCAGGCGAAATGGTAGCTAAATTTTTCAAGAATTTGTTCAACCCAAAACCAGAAGAGGGCTACTTCAGCATCGTAAAACTATTAACTGATGTGTGGGATACTTCTAAAAAAGCAGTCGAAACTACTACTTCAAACGTGTCAAAGTTCTTCACTAACTTGTTTTCTTCAACGCCAGAAGATGGTTACTTCAGTATAGCAAAGGTATTGAGTGATTTATTTACGTCTGCTAAGACCACGTTAATTGCTGGTAAAGAGTCCGTGTCGAAGTTTTTCTCTAGTCTATTCTCTTTGACACCAGACGAAGGTTATTTCAGCATAGCAAAAGTATTAAACGATTTATTTACGTCTGCTAAGACCACGTTAATTGCTGGTAAAGAGTCGGTATCAAAGTTCTTTACCAACTTATTCGCTGAGAAGCCAGAGGAAGGTTACTTCAGCATAAGAAAAGTATTATCTGATTTATTCACGAATGCTAAGACCACGTTAGTTGCTGGTAAAGACACAGTAGTAAAGATTTTTACAAATCTATTTTCTTCAGAGCCAGAAGATGGTTACTTTAGCGTAGTCAAAATGGTTATAGATGCTTTTAATTCTGTTTCAAATTTAGCAGAAACGTTTTATACTAAAGTTCAGAATCTTGTTGCTGAGAATATAGTTGATCCAATAGGTAATGCGTTTACCAGTGCTGGCAAATTCATGTCATCCCTACCAGATAGGATTATGCTTACGATTGAAGAAATTTGGATTAAGACTATGGCAGATTTGAAAATTGGTTTCATTAAGTTTGCAGGTTTTGTAAACACCCTTCCAGATAGGGTTTTGCTTGCTGCTGAGTCAGCATTAGCTAGTACCCGACTTGGCAGACGGTTTGTCGATGAAGAAGGTATTAAAGCGAGACAAGAAGCGCTTGATGCAAAAGCTGGAGGCGATCAAGCAAATATTGATGCAATAACCGCACAAGAAGCTGCTGATTTAGAAGCGCTTCGGCTAAAAAAAGCTGCGTTAAACACTGATGCAATAACTGCGAAAAAAGATACCGATTTGGAAGCAGCCCGGCTAAAAAAAGCTGCGATGGATAAATTTGAAAGAGAATACGATGCTCAAGTGGCTGCTCCTGTTGTTGTTAGTGGTGGTAGTGTTGGGCAACAGATAACTGGTGGCACACATTATCATGGTCCAGTAACAAATGCCCCTTCAGTGACTCAGAGCGCTCCGGGTGGGTATAGCTCTCAGCTTCCAACACAATCAAGCTATATGTAACCAAATAAAAAGGGGAGCTAAAAAGCTCCCCTTTCTCTTAGTCTTCAGCCAACTTCTTGAAGAACGATAAACTATCATCCTCCGCATCATCAACTGTATCCATTGCCCACGACGGCGATGAATCTTCAGTCTTGCGTTCAGGAGCAGATGCTTCCTTGAACTGAGGCTTGAAGTCCATCACCGTCGGCTCGTCTTCCTGAGCGGTCGTTTTGGGTGCGTGTGAACCGCCATCAAGAGCGAGTACCCGATAGAGTTTAGTCTTCAGGTCATCATAGCTCTTGAAGTTCTTAGGATCGACGAGTTCTTGTAGGGAGTGCTGCGACTTCCAGATACGTTCCAACTCATCATCATCAGTATGAAGAGGAGTGGCAGAAGCAAAATCGGAACGGTCGTAGTTACGATATCCTTCTACATTACGAATCTTGAGATTGAAGTTTGCACCTTCCCAAAAGTCAAAAGGATTCACTGGAGTCTCATCTTCAAACTGAGGATTCATTGCTTCGTTCAGCTTGTCGAAAATCTTCTTGCCATACTGATAGAGAAAGACCTTACCTTCGTTCTCAGGTTTAGCGGAATCCTTTACGATATAAACGTTAGAGTAATATTTCAGACGGCGCTTCTGCTTACGAGCAATCTCCTTATCAGAGTCAACACCAGAGTTCCAAAGTGTAGAGTTGTATTCAGACACTGGGTCTTCTTGACCGATTGATGTAAGGTTGTTCTCGATATACCAACCACCTGGACCTTGAAAGCCGTGGTTCCAGAGACGAACGAAAGGCATGTCTTCGCCGTCGGGTGCTGGTAGGAAGCGTAGTACAGCATAGCCATTACCAGCCTTATCGACTTGTGGCTTCCAGATACGGTCATCACCGTAGGTCCGCTTTGCTTCACTACCGTTCAACTTTTGAAGTTGAGCGTTTAGCTTGTCAAAAGAGTTCTTTTGAGTCTTCAAGTTTGCGAATGCGTTCATTTGTATTTTCCTTGTATTGCGATTTATCCAAAACGATCAAGTAATGTTTGCTTCATTACTGACCTATCATATTGTAGAAACGGTTTGTATTTACTACTCTTAGAGTATACAACCTCCCAGATGATTTGTAAAGCTATTTTTGAGTTCCAATGCTTAAAAATATCTAGAATGTCGTCGAGTATAATCAGTGATTCCAGTGAAAAACGTTTAGCGATAACTTCGTTTAACAATGGCGGGTGCTGACCATTCACCACTTTAAAGTTAGAGTCAAAATCTTCGTCTAATGTTCGTATCTCCTGTTTGAAGTGATATGTTAGTGATTGAATTTTCTT